GTATTGTTGGACCAATATCTGCGGTGCTTGAGCTAGCTTCATCTGTTCCTGTCGTTGGTGAAAAATTTCAAGGCATGGCAGATACTGCATCAAGTGCGGTTGAAGGATTAACCGATTCAATCTTTGAAAACTCGCAGAAAATGAGTGAGGCGTTTTCAAAAGAAACGCTAACTGGAGGAATAATCGATGGGCTAGCTGAAGCCAGAGCAACATTTGACCAGTTTTATAATGATGTAGCGACTAAGGCACCTGACCTAAAAAATAACTTATCAGGAAATATTGGTGGTGGAGCAAGCGAGGAGGATCTAGCAAAACAAAAGCAGTTACAAGCTGAAATTCAAAACATCCAACTACAAGGTGATTTAGAAAGAGAGTTATTAAAAGAGCAAATGGCAATAGCATCAAGGGAAGCAGAGGGTATAAGAAGGGCAGAGGACATTGAAGCGCTTGCTGCATTTGAACAAGCAAAAATTGATTTAGCATTGCAATCTGAGTTAGATAAAAACAACCTTACATTACAAGGAAGAGAAAAGGATTTAGCAAATCAAAAGGCTATCGAACAGGCCAAACTAAACTCACAAAAAATAGCTGGTAAGGCATCTCTGGATATTCAGAAATTCAATGCGCAGCAAGAGCAACAAATCCAAAACACAAGATTAGCTGCGCTACAAGGCTTTCTCAGTGCAGGATTAACACTAGCAAAACAAGGCTCAAGAGAAGCGAAGGCAATTCAATCGGCGACTGCACTTGTTTCAACATATACAGCCGCAAACCAAGCATTATCAAGCCCTCCAGGACCGCCATTCACTTATCCGTTAGTGGCAGCAACAATCGCACAAGGTCTAGCCAATGTTGCAAAAATAAACTCTCAATCATTCGCATCTGGTGGTATTGTTCAAGGATCAAGTGAATCAGGTGATAAAATACCAGCAAGAGTAAACGCAAGAGAAATGATTTTAAACCAAGAGCAGCAAGCAAATCTTTTTGATATAATTAAAAATGGCGGAATTAGCAGTGGCAATGTAATAGTTCAAATTGATGGGGTTGAAGTTGCAAGGGCAGTCAGAAATCAAGTTAGGGGCGGCTTCCAATTAGCTTAAGGATTTTATGAGTGACTTAGTTTTTTATGTTGGGAATTTAGTTGATCAATCATCGCTCACACTGAGTAATGAAAACGCTTTGTTTCCAGCCGAGAACATTCAGGACCACAGAAGATCAAAGGTAATTAGATCAACAACAAACTCAGATAATCTAGTTCTAGATACTGGAGAAACAAGTGATATTGATTCGTTTTTTATTGTTGATAATCCTCGGAGTAGTTTTGGGGTTTCTGGCTGCACACTTCAGTTGCACGGTTCTAACTCTTGGGGTTCACCTTCTGTATCCCAATCTATTACCCTAGATACAACTCATGGCTCTGGATATTACGAATTTACATCAACTCAACAGTATAGATGGGCAAGAGTAGTTATGACTTCAACACTGGGTTACTGTGAATTATCAAAAATATTTCTTGGAATGAAGTTAGACCTTGGGAGATGCCAAAGTATAGGGTGGTCGTTTAGGGATTCAGATAATGCAAGGGTTACCGAAAATAGGTATGGTCAGAAATTTATTGATACAATTATAAGACAAAAAGAAATAAGCATGACGTTGTCTCTATTAGATAAAGATCAACTAGACCAGATTTGGGAACTATGGGACACCTGCGGAATATCAAAACCATTTTTCATGAGATGCACTAACTTGCAAATGATGAATAGTATTCATCGTCACGCTTCAATGTACTTTCTTAAATCAAGCCCACAAATAACCAACACAAGCTTTGGAAGATACTCACTAACGCTTTCAATTGAGGAGGCACTATAAGCACTCTATTAGTTGAGGAACTACACACCCAGATTTCACAGGAATTTACTGTAGAAAATAACAAACGCTACAAACTAGAGGCAGTTATCCCACATTTATATGTTCACGATACGCCCACCGGTACATTCACATTAACCCTATATAAAGATGTGACTTCTATATTCTCAAAGAGCTTTACTGCGGCTGACATTAGAACATCATTAAGCACTTCAGATGATTTTATCCATGTATTTTACCCAGTTATTCCAACTTCTGATGTATATATCGAGGCAGGGGACTATCAGTTATTACTAACAAAATCTGGTTACACTTACGCAGATAGTAATTATCTTGGCTGGTGCAGAAACTTTGAAACACAAGATTATATAGATGACCAACAGTTATTTAAAGATCAAACAAACGCATTAGAAACAAGATTCAAGGTAAAATTATGACAAAGATAATAACATTTTCCGATGGGTTCACAACAAACACAACCCCAACAATCACACAAGAGATTGAAGTCGATACTTTAATTTTACCCAATCAAACACAAGACGAGATTCTATCAGTTGATGGTAGTGGTGAAGTTGTATCAACTGGATTAGATTATAATGTCATTAACGAAAGACCTGGTCCAAATTATTGCATCAATGGAAATTTTGATTTCTGGCAGAGAGGGGCATCTTCAGCGTCAAATGGTTACCAAACAGCGGATAGATTTCATACTTACTCTTCTGGATCAAGCCATGTTGTCTCTTATCAGGATACCGCTGGAACCGAAGCGTTTCAAGCAAAATATTTTCACAGGGTAGTTGTCACGTCTGTTGCTGGAGCAAGCAATTATTCATATACTGGTCATAGAATTGAGGACGTAAGGACATTTTCAAATGAGCCAGTCACGGTTTCATTATGGGCAAAAGCTGACTCATCAAAAAACATTGCTGTAGAAATTAGACAAAACTATGGGACGGGTGGGAGTCCATCAAGTACAAACACAACTCACGTTGAGACGTTAGCACTAACATCTTCTTGGCAGCAATTCACATTTACATTTGATGCACTAGATGTCGCCACTAAGACGATTGGAACAGCGGAAGATTCATACTTCAATTTAAGAATTTTCTACGATGCGGGATCAACTTACAATTCAAACACGAACAGCTTAGGGCAACAATCAGGGACCTTTGATATAGCGCAGATAAAAATTGAAAAGGGATCGGTAGCTACACCTTTTTGTCTTTCTGGAATTACGCTTGCTGGGGAGTTGGTTAATTGCCAAAGGTATTATGAAAAATCATACGCACACGGATCACCCCCTGGAACATCAACAGCCACTGGAGCCGAATCGGTAACCGCAAGGGCTACGTCGTCAACAAGTGCAGAATATGTACTAATTCCCTACAAGGTTCAAAAATACGGATTCGCTACGCCAACGGTTACGGTTTATCCAAGGGATGGCGGCGCGGCTGGTGACATACAGGTCAACGCTACTGGTGCTGGGTCAGGTGAAGTTACTGCGGCAGTGGCGTCATACAACAGAGGGTTCAGGATAAGCACAACTTCGGCTAGTGGGTTAACCACTGGTGACGCTGTTTTGTTTTATTTTCACTGGGCATCAGATAATGAAATTGTTTAAGGAGTTTTATGCCTAAATATGCACATATTTTTGATGGAAAGATTGTAACAAAATACGAGGCTGATGCCCCAAAAAGATTTGGTGGTCCATGGGCTGATGGAGAATCAATCGAAATACCAGAAAACTTTTCAGAGGTAAGGACTATTTATGTCGATGGTTTTCTTCAAGAAAGACCAAAGACACAAGAAGAACTTAATGATGAAACTACGTCAGCAGAAATAGTGCAGTTTAAACAAAACTTAGCAGCCGACATTGAAGCTATGTCAAACCTTGCAGATGCAAAGGCAATACTTAGAAAGATTGGAAAAGCAATCGTGAGAATAGCTAGATGACAACCTATGCCCAATTAGCTGAATTACCAATTAACGAAAAGATTGTCTTAGCTACAATTGAGGCAGCTCAGTTAGCTAAAACTTTCACTGTTCATTCTGGGTCAGTATATTATCGTGATGTAGATTATTTTGTTTCAAAAGTAAAACAAGGATCAACAACACTCACGGAGAACACATCGGCATCGCTCAGTGCTGGTCAGTTTTATTTCGATAAAACAGCCAAGCGACTTTATATAAGAACAACCGATTCAAGTAACCCAAATACAAAACAAATTACAATCTTCTATAAGTTCTTTTACTCTAACGCACCTTTAATTCTCCCGTACAACTTAACCACTGGTGTAGATGTTGAATGGGATGCACGAATAGACCAAACGGGAAGCATTAATCAATCTCTTGATTCAGAAAACACTGGAATAGCAATTGAAGTAAACACAAGTCTTAGTCTTATTGGGAATGATGGATATTTTGACGAGATTTTCGATACCCTTATTTGGGAGAACAAAGAAATAAATGTCTATTCATGGATTTATGGTCTAGCAATAACTGAGGCCAAGAAAGTATTCTCTGGCATTGTCACAGAAAAATCATTCACGCCAGACAAAACTACATTTAGGGCGAAAGACTTTACATTCAAATTAAGAGAGTTTTTGAATCTTGATCTATTTACAAGTAGTGACGGCACGTTGTCCGATTCTGATATAGATACGCCAAAAAGACGTATTTATGGGAGAGTTAAGCAAGCCAAGTGCATTGGCGTTGATAAGATACTTGATGGGTATGATGTTGGGTTAACGGCAACAGGCAATAGTGGAAATAGCACAATCACTTTATCAGCAAGTGGGACAAGTAAGATTTACCAAGGAGATGATTTTTCAATAGAGCTGCCAAATGGTGATATTGAAGAATTTACTATTGATGCAATTTCGAGTACAACAATTTTCACTATTGGTGAAAATCTAGAGCTTTCATTCTCGGACGCTCCATTAAAAATAAAGCCTGCAAATGGGTACAAAGCTGCTAACAGAGATTGGCACATTGCCGGGCATAAGCTATTTGAAAAAACATACAACATAGATGCTGTAATATCTCCAAGAAGATTTCAATTAGACTCAGTTGCCGGGCTATATGCCGATGACATGGTGGAAATAAATGGGGATTATGTAAAAATAAAATCAGTTAGTGTCGACAGCATTGTGACTTATACTAACGTCAGTCCAGAGCCATTAGTAAATGATTCAGTTAACAAAATACCAATACAACAAGCGTATTTAGATAATAAGAAATTAGTTATTGGTAGGGATTACACCTACACAAATACAACTGAATGTATCTTAAGCTTAACAACATCAGCGGAATTTAATCTAGCGAAGCCAAGGGCGTTGTCTGATGTTACATTGACATTTACTAACGCAAGTAGAACTGTTTCAGTTGCGACTGGAACAGTTGATTTGAGAACCGTATTAAAACCAAAAGACTGGATCAAGATCGATAACGTAAATCACACAACCTACTACGAAATATTATTAGTAACTGAATCTTCGCTTAGATTAAATGCAACATTTGGATACACAACGGCGGCCTATTCTTGCATATACAAAAACGTCGAGCTTGTTAGTGATGATTCACTTATCACGGTTGACTGTTATGGGCTAATGGACGGATCAGATTGGCTTAAAACACCATCACAATGCGTCCAACATATCTTGGAAACCGATGCAGGATTAACAGGAATAAATCAAGACACATTCGACCAAGCAAGTATTGATGGTGATTTTGTAACTTCAATTATTCTACCCGAGTCAACTGGTTCCACATATCCGCAAATCAGAGATACAATTACAAGGATTAACCAGAGTTGCTTTGGTTCTTTGTACACCGACAATGACTTCAATCTAGCATATTCAATCTTAAATTCAGAAAAGCCAGAGGGCTTGGGTAGTTTAGAAGACCATGACATTATTTCATTTTCATCAAATTCAAGAAGTGACCTTGCGAATAAAATAATTGTTAAATACAGGCCATTCGTCGATATAAACTCGGGCGAAGATACGTTTGAGCAAACTAACTACACATCAGACTTTACGTCAAATGTAGTTGAGACATCAATCACTAAGGAATTGATTTGTTATCTATATGAAGACGATGTAGCTGATATGATAGCAGAAAGATACTGTCTATTTAAGTCCCTAACAAACCAAGAGGTGACAATTAAAAGCAAGCTCAATTTAGCTACTAAGATTCTAAATGATAAAATTTGGGTAAACTTAGACAGACTATATAAGCGATTTGGTGGTGCAGACAAAAAGAAAATAGGAATAATTTCTAGCATCTCAAAGAACGGACTAGATGTTGAGGTTAAAATAAATGACTTGGGTAATATATTCAACAGAGTGCCCTCAATTGCTCCAGATGACCAAGTTGACTATTCCAGTGCATCAGGGGATGAAATATTGCAATACGGCTTTGTTTTAGACGACACAACAGAGACACCCACTGGTAATAGTGATGAAATGCTTGGCAACGGGTTAATAGGCTAATACAATTATTTATAAGCTACTGAAAGGATTCTATGGCTTTTACTTCAATATCATCCTCTTTGTATAATGTTGGGAAACCAATCATTAAAAATCTATTTACGCTAATTAAAACAAATCTTGATGATCTGGACACAAGGGTTAGTGCTGTTGAAATTGGCTCTGCTAAAATTAATGTTTTCGATTTTACCATTATTAATGCAGCATCAGCATCAACAATGACAGGTATTGCTTACTTCAGGGCAACCCAAAACTTTACACTTACAGGTGCGGAGCTTCAGACTTTTGAGCATGGGAGCTTAACTGGTACACTAGAGGTTGATTGCAAAGTGAATAGCACACCAGATGATACCGGGATGACTTCAGTTTTCACGACACTACCAAGTATAGCAATGGCTGCGGCTGATTATACAGTTTCAATTAATCAGGTTTTTGATGGCGGTCAAATATCAATTTCAAGTGGTGACATTATAAGGCTGGATGTTACATCTATGCCAACCGGTGGGACGCTTGGAAAATTCAGATTTCAACTTTACGGTGAGGTTTCATAATGTCTAGCATAATCACATTTCCATTTATCCATAAACCATACTCTATTGATAAAAAGACTTCAACATACGCAATACCGGCTGGATACTACGCAAGAGCGACTGGATCTTTTAACCCTGGTCAAGGTGGAACTAGCACGACCTACACATTGCCATCGTTAACAGTTGATGGCGACTCTGTTTTGTACTGCAATAGATTTTCAATAACAAATGGTTCAACTGTTATTGCAGGATCAGCGGCGTTCACTATTCCAACAAACTTTACTGGGTACTGCATGGCTTACTCGTCTTCAACTACAGCCGCAGCTATTCAGTACAACAATGGGACCTCTGATGTTTATTCATCAATTGCAGGATCAGCTACTATCCAGGTGTCTGGAGTTCAGTTATTTGTCCATGAGGGGCACACTATTCAAAATGGAACAGGCGGAAACCTTGGTGCAGGTAACTACACATTTAACTTTATTGGGACCTCACCAGAGCAAATAGAATTATGGGTTCCAACTGGGACATCTTTAAGCGGAACATCTGGAACATTCATCTGGGAAGTTGAGCTTTATCCCGACTTAACATAAGGAGATTCTATGTTTTTATTTTTAGCATTTGGCTTTCTACTTGGCGTTGCCACCGAGTCAACAAATAACTTTAAGGAGTGTAAAGCGGAAAACTTTAAAAACCCAGCTTGCTCAACTCCAAAAAAACTTAATGATTTCGGAAAATGAAAATAAATGATCAGCTAAAAATGATTATTTATTGGGTTGGAATGGGTGTGGCACTTGTTACCTATGCAAATGTTAATTTTGCCACAAGGGAATCGTTAAATAAGGTAGAAAAGAGAGTTGAAGGCTTGGCAGATAAGCACGATGTGAATAGAATAGAATCTAAACTAGATCGTCTTATTATAAGACTTATTAAGGAGTAAACATGGAAGCAATTAAGCCATTTATTGAGTTACTAATCGGAACACTAGCAGGAAAATACGGGAATGTTTTGTCAGTTTTGGCAGTAATGTTTGCTGTTATCGGTGCACTTAGAACAGTTTTCAAGTTAGTACCGCAACTTGTAAAAATTGTGACTGATTCAACACCTTCACAAGCGGACGATGCAGCACCATCGAATATCGAGAACTCAAAATTCTACAAAGTAGCTGTTCTTATTCTTGATTACGTTGCATCAATTAAATTACCAAAGAAATAATATGCCTGCATTTTGGGCCTTGATAGAATCAATCCCATTAGCATTAAAGCTGGTTCAATCTCTCTGGGAATCTTGGG